CGATCAAGTTCGAGGCGACTCGGAACACGAAGCTGCAGGGGCTATTCGGTCGTTTGAAGGAGTCGGGGCGCGTCTGGAACGAGCACCAGATGGAGCTTTCCAACGGCGTGCTGCTCGAGGCGCACGGCTGGGAGGAAGAATTCCGCGGCTTCAAGTGGCGAGACATCCGTCCGGACCGCGCGTATCTCGACGACATCGAGAACAAGGAGCGGGTCAAGGACAAGTCGGCGGTCGATGCCTCGATGCGGAAGTTGTACCTTGAGTTGATCCCCGCGATGGATAAGGTCAAGGGCAAGATCCGGGTCACCGGGACGCCGCTGGCCGAGGACTGCATGATCACCCGGCTACGCGACAACCCGGACTGGACGAGCCGACGCTATCCGATCTGCAAGGGTGATATCGACGACCCCGAGACGGAAGCGATGTGGCCGGAGCGCTATCCGATGGACTGGATCCGCAGGAAGCGCGACGAGATGGAGCGGGCAGGGCAACTGCGCGGCTTCATGCAGGAATACATGCTCATGGCGATCGGCAGTCAGGACAAGCCGTTCGAGAGTGAGCATATTCGGGAGTGCCCGGTGGATCCGGCGCCATGGCTGCCGAAGGTGGTGATCACGGACCCCGCGCGCACGACCGACGTGAAGAAGAGTGACCGGACCGGGCGAGTGGTTGTGAGCCGCTTCGGCACGAAGATCTACGTTCATGCTTCGTCGGGCGAGTTCTGGAAGCCCGATGAGGTAATCGACGACGCATTCAAGACGTCATCGCGATATGGTGATGCGGCGGTCGCGATCGAGAAAAACTCGCTCGACGAATGGCTACTGCAGCCGATGCGAGCGGAGATGCTTCGCCGCGGCGTGACGCTCGCGCTGCGCCCGCTCACGGCGCCGCAGGATCGCGACAAGGTTCAGTTCATCATGGGCATGCAGCCGTTCTTCGAAGCCGGCGACATCGTGCTCGTAGGCGGCCAGGGCGCACATCCAAAGCTCGTCGCAGAGATCCTGAATTTCCCCAGCGGCAAGCGCGACATCCTGAACGCACTCGCGTACTTCCAACGTGTGTTTTCGGGGTCCCCGGTGTACGAAGACTTCGGGCAGTGGAACCTCGTCACCGAGTACGAGCCGAGTCAACAGCATCCGCTTGTCCTGGCATTCAACTCGACCGGCACGGAAACCACCGCGTCGCTGCTTTGCATCGAGGGACAGCGCATCGTCGTCGTCGCGGACTGGATCTCGCCGGTCACTCCCAAGGAAGCCGTAACCGACATTACGCAACTCGTGCGGGCTGCGTTCCCGCGTGCGCGCGTGACGTCTTATCTGCCGGCCGATGTGCTCGACCAAGCTGACCGCATGCCGATTGTGCAGGCTCTGCGTGCGGCGAATCTTTTCCCGATGCGCGGCGCGTATATCAACGTCGCGAGAGGGGCGCTTTCCCCCCTCATCCGTACCGAAGCCAAAGCTCGACGTCTATTCCAGGTCGATCAGGAAGGCGCAAATCACACGCTAAACGCCATGTCAGGAGGCTACAACTTCCCCGTAGATCGAGCGGGAAACCGGAATACGCTCCCCGAGACTGGTCCGCATCGCACCCTGATCGAGGGGCTCGAAGCGGCCGTGTATGTGATCTGCTCACAGCGCGCGGACGTCCTGCCGGAAGGCGTGAACATGGGCGTGAACCCGCAAGGTGTGAGCTACCTGACCACCTTGCCGCGGAGATGACCATGGCTGTCGATCGAAAAATCACCCCCAAGGCGCCGTCGCAGCGCCCATCGGACTTTTACAAGGGCAAGCAGCAGGGCGGTGCGTACGGCAAGGCCGAGAAGGTCGGCGAGCGTGCGCAGGGCGGCCCGATGCGCGAAAAACTGCACAAGCCGGGGCTGTGATCGTGAAGAAGCCCCGCGAATATCAGGGCACGCGCTCCGAGTCGCGCCCGGTCGGTGACTTCTTCGCCGAGAAGACCGCGAAGAAACCGAACCCGGACGACCGGCCTAAGCGCACGCCGAAGGACCGCAACACGGGCAGCTCGGCCGCGCGGCGGCTCGCCGGCAAGGTGATCGGCTGACCCGTCCATGGCCCGTTCAAAGAAGCCGAAGAAGCAGGACGACAAGCCCGCGGTCGAAACTCTGGACGCGCGGGCGCTCGACGCTGAAAAGACGGGCGAAGACATCGAGAACTGGGCCGATCAGCCCGATTCCGACGCCTACACGGAAGCCGCGAAGCTGTACCCGAAGATCGCGAAGTGCTTCCAGAACAAGCAGGAGCAGATGGACCGCTGCGAAGAGTACTGGTCCATCTACAACGCCCAGCCGGACGAGAACCAGCAATACTCCGGCAACTCCCAGTGCTACATCCCCGCCGTGCGCAATGCCGTCAACGCGCGCATGAAACGCACGCTGGCGCAGCTGTTCCCGGTGAACCACAAGCACGTCGGCGCGACCGGTCCGGACGGCAATATCCCGTTCGCGCAGATCAGCCTGCTCGAGCATTACATCCGCTCCGCGATGATCAAGGACATCGTGCGTGCGGATCTGATCGCGGGCGACGTCACCGGGCAGTGGAATCTATACGTCGACTGGTCCCGCACGCAGCGCCGGATTACCGAGCTGATCAAGAAGCCGCCGATCCTCGAGGATCACGAGCTGGGCGGGGAGGTCGAAGACCTTGCCGCGGACGAGGACGATTGGGACTGGGAGAAGGAATCGAAGGAGGTCACGACCGAGGGGCCGGACATCGTTTCGTTCGCTACCGAGGACTTGGCCGTCTACCCGCCGACCTGCAATGACATCGAGAAGGCCACCGCGACCGCGATCCGGCTGCGCCTGACGATCGACGCCGTCGAACGGTTCGTCGACGAGGGCGTCTTCGTCGGCGTCGAGGCGAAGGAGCTGATCGACAACCTCGCGAAGCCGGACGGCGGTCGCGAAAAATACGTGCCCCCGAAGAAGCGCACCGGCGACGCCGGCATCCGCACGGAAGGCACGTTCAAGTACGCGCTGATCTACGAAGTCCACACGAACCTGGATCTCGGAAACGGCAAAGAACCGTGCTTCGTGTACTTCGCCGGTCAGGACGTGATCCTGGGGATCATCCGGAACCCGTTCTGGTCGGGCAAGAGGCCGATCATCTCTGCGCCGATCGAGCGCATCACGGGCTCGTTCGTCGGCATCTCGAAGATCGAGCCGGTCAAGTTCCTGCAGTGGAACCTGAACGACTTCTGGAACATGGGGCAGGACTCGGCGCAGTACAGCCTGCTGCCGATCACCATGGTCGACCCGCTGTCGAGCCCGAACTACCAGTCGATGGTGGTGGGCCTCGCCGCGGTGTGGCTGACCGACCCGAACAAGACGAAATTCGCCAACTTCCCGGCCATCTACAAGGACGCGATCCCGCTCTGCGAGAACCTCAAACAGCAGATCAACGAGTCGATGGACGTCAACGACGCCATGCTCGGGAAGATGCCCGCCGGCCGCAAGAATCAGGCGCAGATGGCCGCGATGTCGCAGCAGCAGGAATCGAACATCATCGACAACGCGAAGCGGTATGAGGAAGTCATCCTCAACCCGCTGCTCGAATGGATGTTCGAGCTCGACCGGCAATTCCGCACAGAAGAGCTGACCGTCGAGGTGCTCGGCGAAGTCGGCGCGCGTGCGAACCTGCAGACGATCCCGCCGCAGGCATTCGGCCAGCGCTACTTCTTCCGCTGGTGCGGCACGTCGTATCAACAGAACCTCCAGCGCATGCAGCAGATGATCGCGTGGATGAACGTCCTGCGCGGCATTCCGCCCCAGCAGCTCGATGGCCGGCGCCTGAACATCGGCCCGATCCTCGAGTACGGCACGGAGCAGATCTTCGGGCCCGAGGTGGCGCCGCGCATCCTCATCGACGAGCGGAACCTGTTCCACCTCGAACCCGAGGACGAGAACCTGATGATGCACAACGGTCTGCCGGCCGAGATTCACCAAGCGGACGACGACCGCGCGCACATTGCCTCGCACCTGCAGGCCGCGCAGCTCACGGGCGACGCAGCGGGCCTGTTCCGCGCGCACATCCAACAGCACCAGCAAGCCATGCAGGCCAAGCTCCAGGCGCAGATGGCGCCGAAGCAGCCGCAAGGACAACCGGGCGTGCCCGGCGGCGCGGGGCCGGGCGTCGCGGGTACGCCGCGCGCCGGCGCGCAGCCCGGCCAGCCGCGACCGCAGGGTCCGGCCGGCATGATCCATCCCGATCATATCGTCTCACCGATGGCGGGGCCGCGATGAAGCGCTTCGTGGCCCGGTGCACGCCGTGGGGAACCATCCAGACCGGCATCTTCTTCCGCTCGCTGTCGGCGATCGAGAAGGATGCAGTGCTCGCGCACGAGCGCGCGCACCTGATGCGCGGAGATCCGTGGCGCCGACTTTGGTGGTTGCTGACGCTGCAGCTGATCTTCCGCCCGGAATGGGTCTTCGCGCGCGTGCGCGAGCAGGAGCTGGTGGCGGATCAATACGTGAAGGAGCAGGGCCTGGCCGCAGGCCTGCGCATGTTCCTGCGTCGGCATCCGCATCCGGGCAGCGCGCTGCATCCGAGCTCACAGGAAAGGCTGGAGGCGCTCCATGTCTGACGCGTTTCACATCACGCCCTACCAGGTCAAGGCCGAAGGCAAGGACGTCCCGCCGAACGAGATCCAGTCCGCAATCAACTCGCTCGCGTTCCAGACGACCGCCGCGCTGAACCTGCTCGACAACGGCGCAAGTCCTCAGTTCGCCGCGGCGATGCTGGCCTGGTTCAACAGCCTGCCGACCACGCTGCCGGCGACGTCCGGCGTGCTTTGGAACAACGGCGGCACGCTCGCCCAATCGTGAGGTACCCAATGAATAAGCTTTTCGCTGGTTTGCTCGCGCTGATCTGCTCGGCCGCGCTCGCCCAGAGCTACCCCTCACCGACGTACAACAACCTGACGGTGCAGGGTATAGCGACGCTGACCGCTCACCCGCTTGGAGTTTCATCCGGGGGAACCAATTCCGCGACGGCCAGCGGCACGGCGCTGGACAACATCAGCGGCTTTTCGAGCACCGGGTTCCTGACGCGGACCGGCGCCGGCGCGTATTCATTCCAGAGCCTGACAAACGGCATCACATACGGGAATCTGGCGCAGGCCGGCGCAAACACGTTGCTTGGCAATGCCACTGGCTCCACTGCGAACGTCACCGCAGTCTCCGTCACGGGGTGCAACGGGGCCGCGCAGGCTCTTCAGTGGACGAACGGTTCAGGATTCCAGTGCAATTCAACAATCGCGACTTCGGGGGCGAACGCCAACATCACGAGTTTGTCCGGCCTCACGACCGCGCTATCCGTGAGCCAAGGCGGTACTGGCCGGCAGACTCTCACCGCGCACGGCGTGCTGGTTGGCGAAGGAACAGCCGCGATCAACCAGCTCGCGGTTGGAACTACGGGACAAGTTCTTGTCGGGGCGACGGGCGCAGATCCAGCGTTCGGAACCACAGTGGCGGGACTGACGTTCACGAGCGCTATTACCCCGACGTCGACGGGCGGCATCGTCGGCACCACGACAAACGACAACGCGAACGCTGGCAGCATCGGGGAATACCAGACGAACACAGCGTCAGGGGTCGCACTCACCAATACCGTCTACACGAACGTGACGACGCTTTCTTTGTCAGCGGGCGACTGGGACATAGAGGGTTTCTGCGCGTATGGAGGCTCGGGGACGGGCATCACGGCTTCGGTTTGTGGCATCAACGGTGTGTCAGCAACAAACCCCGGCAGCCCGAATTCGGTAACGCAATTTGTGAGTAGTTTGTCGAATCAAATCACTTGGGTTAGTAGGTTTAGCTTGTCTGGGACTTCGACGATATATCTCGGCTCTCAGGCTAACTTCACAGGCGGCAGCGTAACGGTGAGCGGATGGCTGCGCGCGCGGAGGGTTCGGTAATGGCCGCGATCGTAAGTTCAGTTTTATTGGTTCAGGCGACCTTCTGCGGCGGAAGCTCAACGGGCTCTATATCGGTACCGGGTCTGAATGCAGGTGACGTTCTATTGCGTTTCGCTCCTGGCGGATTCGAGTACGGTTTCGAACCAGTCGTTTCATTGGCTGACCAGATACAACAAAACGCCGCGCTTGATTGGTCGAGCGTGCTGATCACGGCCTATTTCCTTCGCGGTGTTTGAGAAGTTGGGAAACCGCTATACAAATCGCACAACCCTGATCAGGAGATCATCGTGCGCAAAACCATTCTGGCCCGTCTCGTCGGCCTCATCTTCCCGGCTATCGGCCCCGGTCAGAACCCGAACGTGCCGATGAACGGCGCGTTGCCCGACCAGACCGGTTTGAATGCTTCGATTCTCGGCATTAACCCGTTGCAGGAAGCGATCTACAACGCGGACGCTGCGACGGCATCGAAGACACTTTCGGCAACCGAAATCAGTGGCGCCGCGCAGTGCTTTCTCGCCTTCACCGGAACTTTCGGCGCCGGCGGCGCGCTCACGCTGCCGACGGTCGCCAACCTGATTGCCGCGCTCCCCGCCGTAGTGCAAGCCAACCCGGTCGGGTTGACCTGGCAACTGCGGGTCATCAACGTCGCGACCACGCAGACGCTGACCATGACAACGAACACCGGGTGGACGCTGGCCGGCACGATGACCATCGCCACAACGGTCTTCCGTGACTTCGTGGTCACCATCACCAGCGCGACGACGGCCAGCCTCCAGGCCGTGGGCGCCGGCAACGCATAAGGACGGGCATGAACAAGCTCCTGCAGCGACTTCTCGGCTTTCTGTTTCCCGGTGTCGACGATCCGTCGGATCCTGGCGATGACGCTGGGGGCGATGACACTGGCGCTGGTGATGCTGGCGGCGACGACGCTGGCGCTGGTGAGGCTCCGGATGACGATTTCGACTTCGATTTCGTCGAGCCCGCAGCACCCACGCGTCGCTCGACGTCCGATGCGGATCGTCTGGCCGCGCTCGAGGCGGAAGTAGAGCGCCGCGGCCGCCTGGTCGACGTTGCGCGCGCTCCGGCGGCACCTGCCTCGGATCGGGACTTCGAAGCCGAAGAAGCGCGCCTGCGCGACCCGAATCTGGATCCGATGGAGCGCTGGCAGATCCAGTCAAACCGCACATTGCGCCAGAGCCAACAGGCCGCGCAAGCGGCGCTGTTTCAAGCTCAGGATCTGCGCGATCAGACGCTGTTCGAGGCGAAGATCGCCAGCGATCCGCACCGCGCGCGCTATCGCGACCGTGTGGAGGCCGCAGTGCAGGAAGAGCGCCGCGCCGGCCGCAATGCTTCGCGCGAGGCGGTCTACTACTTCATGCTCGGCAGGGACATCGCGGACGGCAAGTTGAAGCCGAAGGCAAAGGCGAAATCGGCCGCAGCCGACGTACCGCGCGGCAAGACGCCGGGCGTGCGCTCGACGGTGCCGACCGGCCGCGGGCAAACCGAACACCAGAAGCGCGCCGCGCGTCTGGCCGACGTGAACATCTGACCAGCACGAGGACACCATGCTGACGAAAATTCTGGCCCTCCTGACGGGCTTCATGTTTCCGGGGGTGACGAACCAGTCGTCGAGTTTCACGGCTGACGTCGAAGCGTACATCCAGGAAGAGGTCGAGCCGCTCGCACGCCGCCAGCTGGTCGCATACCAGTTCGGCAAGCCGCTGAAGCTCGACACGAACCGTGGCACGACGTACACCGCGTCGCGATACCAGCGCCTGCCGCTGCCGTATGCGCCGCTCCAAGAAGGCGTCGCGCCCCCGGGTGAAGCGATGACGCTGCAACAGGTGAGCGCTACCGCGCAGCAATGGGGTGACCGCGTCATCATCACCGACGTCGCCAACCTCACGATCAAGCACCCGCTGTTCCAGCAAGCTTGCGAACTGGTGTCGCTGCAAATGCCGGAAACGCTCGAGCGCAATACGCTCAACACGCTGCTGTCCGCGCCGCAGGTGAACTACGCCGGCGGTGCCGCCAACCGCGCAGCCCTGACGGCATCCAACGTGATGTCGCCGCACGAATCGAACCGCCTGTTCGCATCGATGGCCGCCTATGGCGTGCCGCGCTTCAACGGCGATGAGCGCGAAGACATGATGATCGAGGCGGGCGCGTACCGCGATCCGTCGCAGACGCCGCGCGTCAAGCAGCACTACGTCGCGCTGATCAGCCCGTT